GGTATATCTAGAAGTATACCAGGGGCCTCTCTAGCGTTCTTACCTGAAGGAGGTGTATTCCCATGTCGTCACCTATACATCGGGTGACTGTAGAAGATCCGTGGTTCGGACAGTTCGTTTTTTGTATTTTCAGCGGATATTGGCCAACGTTTTATATTGGTCCCCTCTCTCAGAGGGTTATCCGTAACGAGGGTATACAAAACGCTCGTTCGCCTGTTGTAACATACAATGGACTGCGTGAGAAGGTAGTCTCCCATCATTATTGGGAGGGTAACGTATCAGGCAGTTCAGCAGGCGGCGAGACGTCGAAGTGGCCAATTGTCTCAAGAAACGGTGGATCGTTGGATATGACTGAGGGGAATTATTATTCTCTCAAAGTCACACACTACGATATCACCTGTTCTGAAGGCAACGGCTACGTCGATATTACTGTCTCTGGAACCCAGAGGTGGTACACCGCGGGCGTAGAAGATAAGTGGATTTCTCCTATTAAGAAGAAAGCTACTATCCGATTACGCTATGAGCGGGACCCGTACAATGGATCGTCTACATGCAAAGGGCCGGCGCAGGTGTCATGTTCTGACCCCAACTGGATATCCGCAACTATCACTTCATCACCCATGCAAAACGCGGGTAATGATTCGATGGATGTAGGTATCCGTAGCGTCGAATACTGGCTGGACAAAGCTTTCCAACCCAGTAAAGACGAGCGTCTGCCCGATGACACTACCAGGAGTGATGCGGTATTCGCAGCATTAAAATCTGTTTCTTTGACCGATATTAACGGTCTTAACGATTTTAATGACTTAGCGAACCCACTCGGCTCGCTAGCTACGCTAGCAAGTCATTTCAAAGGTATGACCGATCTTCGCGGATTCCTTAAAGGATTCGCCAACTTCCATTTGTTTTGGAAGTATGTTGTGGGATGTAACATTCTCACAGCTAAAGATTGTTCGAACCTTATGAAATATCTTTCTGGTGGTCTTCCGAATTTGATTGACAAATTTGTCAATCAGGACCTAATTGGCCGTGGTCGGTCAACTCGAACGATCGATTCTAATTATGGAACGATCGACCTTATTTGGAATGCGAAGCTCGTCATAGGGTCCCCTTGGACACCTATGGGCGTCTTTCAGCGTTTCCAGCAGCTCGGGTTGGCTCCCACATTCGGAAACATATGGGATTGTCTACCGTACTCATTTGTAGTCGACTGGATTGTTCCTATTCAAGATTCTATCGATAACGCGATGGCGATCTTCTCCACTCTGGAGTCGAACGTCAAATATCACGTTCTCAGTAGAAAGGTGATAAGGAAAGTCTCCCGCCCGTTTTCTAGTGGCGGACACACTTTTAACCTTAATGTTAGAAGTGTCGACTACTACCGAGTCGTAGACGGAGGTTTACCTTCAGGATTACGCTTGAC